CCATAGATGATTCAATCATTCTCAAATTTGAATGGTTGACCAACCATGAGACTTTCTCAGTGTGAAGCATACTCAGAACCGAATCAAACATCTAAAAGTTCTTTTTGAATAGCAATGGGGAACCGATCAGTTGCTGCAGTTAAATCTACAGAATGAAAGGAACTTCCATTATCTACTCTTAAAGAACGAAATAGTTTTGTTTGATTAAAGGTACAATCCTGAGTGATACGACGAAGGTGCTTAAACAGAAAATTATGTAAAGGTAGCAATGCTGCCTGAGTATAATAATCTCCTATAGCAACTTCCCTTGTTTTACCTTCTTTATCTTGTATACATACAATTTTTCGAGGGATTCTAGTACCCGTGAGGGTTCTGAACCGGTCGAAGAAATGAGGTATAGTAAGATATAAAGATGTAAAACGAGAAATAAGGTTATGGAGTCTATCACCTCCAACTACTCGAATAGATTCGAGCATGTCAGAAGTGAGAGATAACGCATCATCAAAAGAAGTCCAAAGGGCATGCCCATTTGGTCCTTTCTTTGATGTCATGTGAAAATCCTTAAAGCGCAATGCTTTAGGGACCTTCCCTAACCCCATTTTCGTATTGATGCCTAATTCCTTAAGGAACAATTTCATTTCACCACGAAGATGTCGGGGGTCTCCGGTATAACCGGGCCTTGCTTCTATCGTCGTATGATTTGGAACAGGTTCCAACCGTATAAAGCGAGTAATATAGAGGCAGGAGTTTATTAGCCTTATAAAAGGGTAATTTATACTCCCCTCTATATACTTCTTTATAGGTCTAAGGACTTTAGGAACTAATTTAGGAACCCTTAGATTGAAATCTTGATCCATTGATAAAATGAGATCAAGAAATCGCAATCTTAGGTCCTTACAATAATTAATAGCCTCGCGTTTACCGCGGGTTCTTAATACTGTAAGGATTTTGTCTGTAATCCACAAACCATAGGAGAGCTCCTTGCTAGTACACTTAAGTATACTAGTTCCGAGCCACCTAATAAGAGAAGGAAAGAACTTATTGGGGCTTTTTGCTCTAATTATTTTCTTTTTCATCTTATATAATGTGGGTTGTGCCACGATTGGGACGAAGACCGCGTGCACCCCGTGGCTGGGGTGCACATAACCCCCCGCGCAAG